ATCACACCAATAATAGAGTAAGTTTAACATATTATGTTTTAATTCTATTTCAGTGTAGTGCTTTTTTTTCAGTTTCAACTCATTTGTCCATACATTAACAAGATTTGGATGGCTATGTTTATAATAATTAAAACAGTTTAATAGGTTATCAATAGAGTCATTTATATAAGTGATGCTATATATATAGTGTAATTTATCTGTATCGCATATTGTATCGCATATAGTATCGCATATAGTATCCATATTGTATTTAATAATGAATATATCTTTATTTTATTACAAAACGTAAATATATATTATATATCAATTGTAATAAAATAAAGATATAAAATCAAATATATATTAAAAAATAAGTATAGATGAAAATATCAAAATCACATTTTGAACATTATTTAAATGAAGAAAATAGCATATCTTTGCATCCTTCATTATTAAAAATATATAATAATTTTTCAGATAATTTGTCTGAATTAAAAAATATTATATTTTATGGTCCAAGTAATGTTGGAAAATATACACAAGCTTTAACGCTAATAAAAAAATATAGTCCATCAAATTTAAAATATGAAAAAAAAATTACAGTAAATTATAATAAAGATCTATACTTTTTCAAAATAAGTGATATTCATTACGAAGTAGATATGTCTTTAATTGGCTGTCATTCAAAGTTATTATGGAATGAAATATATAATCAAATTACTGATATTTTATTATCAAAGTCATGTAAATCTGGAATAATATTATGTAAATATTATCATGAAATACATAGCGAATTATTGGATATATTTTATAGTTATATGCAAACGTTAAATAATCCAAATATAGATATTAAATACATTATTATAACAGAGAATATAAGTTTTATCCCTAATAATATAGTTAATTGTTGTCAATTAATCAGTGTTGAAAAACCATCAAAACAAAAATATAAAGATTGTAAAAACATTAAATTACAAGAAATATCAAATATAGAAAAATCAAATGATAATATATGTGATAAAATAATAAATATTATAAAAAATATTAAAGTAGATAGTAGTAATAATACGATAATAAATAACAATCAAACTGTATTATATAAATCAAACAATATATATTATTCAATTAGAGAACATTTATACGATATATTTATTTATAATTTAAATCCTCAAGATTGTATATGGTATATAATAAATAGTTTAATAAGAGATAAAAATATTAATGAAAAAAATATTAATGAAATATTAATGAAAACATATACATTTTTAAAATATTACAATAATAATTATAGACCTATATATCATTTTGAAAAATTCATAATATTTTTAATAATTCATATATATGATATAAATAATACAACTACGATTCTTTAATTACCGTTTGTAAATAGTGTTTGTTGTTGTCTAATATTTTCCAATCTTCTAACATTTCATTTTTTAATGTATGATTTTTATTTAAAACCACAATACATTTATGATATTCTTTATTTAACGTAAATTTTATCATTGTTAACATTTGTTCAACAAAACCATTCGTATTTATTACAAATAAGTATTTTAATTTCCCAAATGTATTAATTAATTTTGATAATTGAATACCAGTATTTATTCCGAGTGTATGTTTTAATCCAAATCCATCAAAATCCATTATCCAAGACCATTTATCATTTGGGTTTATATAATGTAAATAATTAGTTACGTGTTTAACTATACCATCAGTGTCATCATATTTACTAGCATTTGATATTTTGGTATAAAAAATGTGTCCTCCTTCTAAAGTATTACAAAGTAAATTAAATGAATGAGAAGTAAAATCTACTTTACAAATATCACATATTTTATTCATAAGTGCTACATCTTTCATTTGAATATTATGAGTCATATAAATTTTATAGTAATAAATTAAAATAAATATTATTTATTAACGTATCATAAAAAAATATATTTTTTATAAAATATATTTTTATACTTTTATACTTTTATACTTTTATACTTTTATACTTTTATATTTTTATATTTTTATATTTTTATATTTTTATACTTTTATACATATTTATTCCTTCTTACGAACAATCTTTTTCTTTACAACAGGTTTATTCGTGGTTTGTTCAACTTGTTTGGTTTCTAAAACTGGTGCTGGTGCTGGTGCTGGTGCTGGTGCTGGTGCTGGTGCGGATTCTACTTCTACTTCTGTCTCATTATCACTATCATCTTCTACAACAACTCCACTAACACTTTCTTGTTGTTCTTGTTGTTCTTGTTCATCGTCATTCTTATTCATTCCATTTGCTAGAGCAGTTTTATCAGTAGAAGACATACTAATTAGACACTTACCTTTCATAGAAGGTTTGGCTTGAACGACTGCTTGAAACAAACGCCAAGTGCAACCAAACTTTCCGTTAGCAAACCAAAGACCACCGCATTGAATAATTGCTACAATATTAATACCCTTGGGGATAAATTCAACAGGGGTCATTCCATTCTCATTGGGATAAAGCATTTGTTGTGCTGGATCATAAATCTCACAATTAAACTTTCCATCCCAGCAAGGCAACTTAACCTTTAGTGTTGGTGACTTGGTAATATCTGGTTCTCCAGTTTGAGGATCTTTACTATACTTAAGCATAGGAGTCCACAATGCGTCAATAACTTCAGGCGTCATTGTCTTCTTATTAAACCAAGCCATAGAGTTCTTTGTAGCTTCAGTCTTAATAAACTGTTCTAGTTGTTGAAACTTCTTCAACAATACATCAGTTTCAGGTGTGCTATATTCCTTACGAGGGAATTGAATGGCCATATCATATGTTTCCTTACCACTTTGAGGGTCCTTAAACATATTAGCACCCCACGTCAACATAGGAACCTTCATATTCAAATACAATCCCTTCTTGGTTGGTTTATAAAGAATAGTTGAACTCTTACCACCAACCTTATTCACCTTAGGTGCGGTAATTTCAATATCACTTGTATTAAATTCAAGGCCATTGGCGATGTAGGTTTCAGCAGATTGGGTGTTAGTCATTGAACTCATCTTATTGTTATTTGTCTTATGATACATTAGTATATAGGCAAATGTTTAAATCAATTTTTTACAAAAATATTGTAAAATAAATTAGAATACTTTTTGAATAATAAAATAATATTATCAATATAATATAAAGAGAGAAGCATGGGAAACATACATACTAGACATCATCATAAAAAAAGACATCATCATTCAAAAAGACATCATCATTCAAAAAGACATCATCATTCAAAAAGACAGATTGAACACTGTCGTTCAAAAAGAGCGCACAAAGGTGGTCAAGGTAGTCCATTAAACCCAACTAAAAAAAGATCATCAAGTTTATTAAAAACCAGAAAAAAAAAGAGAGATAATCTATCGTTGGGTGATAAACTATTAAGAAATAAAGGAGAATCTGCTTATTCAAAAGCAAAAAGATCAGAATATATTGAAAAATTAAAAAAGCAAAGAACAGAACAATTTAGAAAACAAAAAGAAAGTTTTTTGTCAGGGAACACGCCTAGTGAAAAGAGAAAAAGTATTTGAATAATATTTATTATATAGTAAAAAATATTATTTTTATTATATTTATATAAAAATAAAGCCTTATGGGGGACTTGAACCCCCGACCCTTAGATTAAAAGTCTAATGCTCTACCGACTGAGCTAATAAGGCGAAATATTATTATTTTTATATATATTAGTAAAAATGGAGAATAAGGAAATCGAACCCCTGACCTCATGCATGCTAAGCAAGCGCTCTACCAACTGAGCTAATTCCCCTAATATTAAAAAATAGTTAAAGGAATAATTATATATTTATGGTATTATATATTTATGGTATTATATATCTAAGCAGTAGCAGGGGGAGCAACCTTAGAAAAGTGAGGACTCATGTATCGCTGAAGGTTGAAGTAAGTCAACTCATCGCTTTCAGAAAGCTTAAGAAGGGAAGACAACTTGACGTCAGCGTTAATGCGACGTCCGTTGGTCTTGTCTTGAAGCTTGTTCTCACGAATGTAAGAGTTGATTTCACGAGTGACTTCCGTTCGAGCCATCTGGGTTCCGCTGGACTTACCCAAGAACTTGGCTAGTTCATCACTGATAAGAGCAGGTTTAACAAAACCGCTGGGGGAACGATTTCCAGTCTTACGCTTACGCTTGTTGGTAATCTTTGCGGCACTCTTGAGCTCACGAGTTGCCTTCTTCTCAAGGGTTCGGAACTCAGACTTCATAGTTGAGATCACAGTGCTGAGTTGGTTAAGACGAGTCATAAACTCAGAAAAGTCAACGGTGACACTGGCTGGTTCGGCAGCAGCAACAACCTGTTCGACAGTAGCATCTTGAACTGGCGCAGGGACAGTAGGAGTTGCTTCCTTCTTCTTGGAGGACTTGGCTGTCTTCTCACCCTTAGGGGTGGCCGACTTGGTTTGCTTAGGTGCGGATTCAGTCTTGGTTTGCTTAGGGGCAGTTTCAGTCTTGGTTTGCTTAGGGGCAGTTTCAGTCTTGGTTTGCTTAGGCATCTTATTATACTCTACTATAATAAGATTTTTTTAAGTCTTTTAACGCATTAATATATATTATTTCTAAACGTGATGATAACCGTGTATATAAAATTCCTAAATATTTAAAAATAATAAATTTTGTATATAAGTATTTAAATTTTTATTTTATACGATTAATATCTTTCTCATTTTTTAAATCACTTTTTGCCTTTTCCATTCCTTCCTTTAAATCTTCATTTTTTTCTTCTAATTCTTTTTTTTCATTTCTCATATTTTCTATTTTTTCTTTAAAACTCTCTATTTTATCTCTAAGAATATCTTCTGTTGAATCATTCTCATTTTTTTTCTTCTTCTTTTCAATATCATTATTTTTCCTTT